GTAGTTTACCGTTTCTTGGATGTCTTCTATTACCTTATCAGAGTCAACCTCCGAAGCACTGACATACTTAAACTCACCGTTGCCTTTGTTGACCACCCACCAACCGCCTACTTCTTTTCCTGCGGCCTTAGAATAACCTACTAATTGTGGTATGTATCCGAAGCCATCACCCTTTTGTAATGTCTCGAATGAGTCAAACTTATTTGTGTATGACCAAGGTGATGCAGACTTCACATCATCTATCTTGCCATCCATTTCCATGTCGTATTCACCCTTGATCTCCTGTCCATCAGGTAGCTTGAGTGTGACAGTATCATTGTCTTTAAACTCAGCACCTGCTGCACGTAGTAATCCTTTGAACACAGCTTCAACTAGATCACCTAGTATCATGTTCATCAGGAAGTGTGGAGGCAAAGGTATCTTATCTTCAGGGTCATTCTTCTCAAACCACAACTGACACTTAGGTCTGCCTATGTTAGACATACGTAGTCTGAACGCATCACGAGGTGGTGAGTTAAACTGTTTGTCCAAGGCAGCTTTGACATCGGAGGCAACCTGTGCGGCTACCTCCTCTGTCATTGTAGCTTCACCCTTCATAGCCTTTTGCAAGTAGCTAAAGACTTGTAGTTCAGCAGGGTGATTCATTACTCAGCCACCTCTACGAAGTCATTGTTGAGTATCTCACCGACAAGTTCTGCATCATTATCTGTACCCATCTTGGCACGATCATGGTGAAGGTCTAGTATCTTACCGTTGCTAAACTCAATAAGTTCTAAGAAGTCTTTGAGTGTGTCGTTGTCTTCACTTGCAAGTTCAACAGCATCACCAGTGTTTGCTTGTATCTTACCAAACTTAGCACCAGTAGGTATACTATCTTCAATACCTTCTAGCTTGATGGTAGACATGATAGGTAACATGTTCTTCTTCTTGAAGTTACTCATCACACCATTGATACTCTTCAAGCTATCACGGTTCTTTACATCCATGACAAACGGCATACTTGCTGCAGCTTCTACTGGCTCACCCTTTTCATTCATAGGGCTGTCCAATGAAACTGTACCGTAGTACACCACGACACGCTTGACTGAGCGCATCAGTTGTTTAGTAGCATCAGGTAGGGCGTTGAAGTCTTCGATATAACCTGATGGTCTGCCTAAGTTGAATCCACCAATGCTATCCTTCAAGTCACCGTTAAGTGTGTTGGACATCACAGACTTTTCCATCTCTTCTGTATCACTGTTCCATCTCTGCCACTGATTGCGTTGGGCAAAGACACGAACCGTAACACCATTACTGTAGACTATATCATCACCTGTCTTGAGGGTGAATGCACCTACTGGTACTACCTCTGTCTTTATCATCTTACCATTGAGATCTACCTCACCCATGATAGGTTGATGCAACATTCCTAAACGTGATATTGACGGGGTGAAGTCTGCATTACTTGTCTTGATAGACACACCCATTAGTTCAGCCATTGATTGACCACGTTCTGTTGCTACTGCTAGTTCATTACTCATTCTATATCCTTTTCTATAGAGTCAAAGAGTCTTAGTTATACACTATATATCAACTGTGTCAAGCCAGTTTTTACCTATTTTTGCTTCTAATAACATAGGCACGTTCATCTTTATTCCATATGTCTCCTCTATTATATTGTTTAAGTCTTGGTTCATAGTCCACACCATTGACAATACTAAGTCTTTCTCGTCAGGGTGTACGTCAACCACCATAGAATCGTGTACAGTATTGACTAAACACGACTTCATATGTCGCAAACGTTCATGCATTTCATTCAGCACCACTGGCACTACATCACCAGTAGCAAAGCCTTGCACTGGGTAGTTCTTTATCATAGTGAAGTGCGTTGGTATACCACTGTGTCGTCTTGTCACATCAGGAAAAGCGTACTGCCTACCAGATATGTTTGTTATCTTTAGGAAGCGTAGTGCTTCATCAGCTAGGTTCTTGTGCCAGTTAGCTATGCCTTTGTACTTGGCATTGAAGTGTGTGTAGTAGGTAGCCTCAGCTTTTGTACGTCCATAACCGCTTGCTCCAAAGAGTGGTGCAAACGTGTGTTCTTTAGCTGCTTGACGTGACGTTGGTTGCCCTGCATCAGTAATAACTTTTGCTGTGTAAGCATGTACATCGAAACCAGTTGAAATCTCTTGCATCGCTGTTTCATCCTGTGCCAGGAACGCTGCTGTCCTAAACTCGAGTTGTGCAAAGTCGGCCTCCATAATTAATCCGTTGTCAAATCTTGATACAAATACTCTCTTTACTGGGAATGTTTGTCCTCTTGGCATGTTCTGCATGTTGGGATTTCTACCACTGAAACGTCCTGTTGCTGTAATACTTTGAGTAAGTCCAACGTGCAGGAATCCACTGTCTTTTGTGTATGTTCGTATTCCGTTGACAAAAGAAGATAGATAAGAAGAGATAGCATTGTGACGTTTAAGATCAGAAATGAAACTGATAGCTTCGTCCATTCTATTTTGTTTAGCAGTTGAAGATAGTACATCTAGTTCATCCTTCCCTGTGTTAAATCCGTTAGCACTGACCCACTTCTTGTTTGGTGCAGTAAAGCGTAGCCCTGCTATCTGTTGTGTGTTCTTTAGTCTGTACCCTTTTGCATCACAATCCTTGCATCTATTAGCTCTTGCAAACTTTGTTCCATCTTTCTTAGTTCTGAATATCTTACCTTGCCCTTCGCAACTTGTGCAGGTGTAAGCCGTTGTCCTGTAGATTGGTGAGGAGTTGGCTGCAACGGCATCCTTAAACTCTTCTTGTGTTTGTGTGAACTCGAAGAGATCAGCCCATTCCTTCTTGTCATGTACCCTACGGGAAAAGAGGACTTGCGATTTCTGCTCAGGTGACCGAAGGTTGATCGGAGTGTCGCCCATAAGTTCCCTGACTTTCTTTTGTAGACGTGCTTCGATCTCAGCTTTCTCATTCTCGTACTCCTTTGCTACTCGCTCCAACTCTTGAAGATCGACTTTGAACCCTGCCATATAGATTTCTGTAAGGGTTTTACAGGTTCGGAAGGTAACACGTTTAATGGTATCGAGAGAGGTGGCATCGGGTTTGCTGTAATCTTTTTGTTGGGCGTGGAACAACTCGCTAGTAGTAAGCAAGTCATACCTGAGATAAGTACAAAGCTCCTCATAAGGTATTTCATTTGTGTTCTTTCCTTCCTTATAATATTTCTTTAGTGTGTCTTGCTTCCTAGATGTTAACTGTCTACGTTCTGCACAAGCCTCAAGGCTTAGACCATTTCTCTGCCCACGATCAAGTATATACTCAGCAAGCATCGTGTCATAGATGTCCCCATCATATCTGTACCCACACTCCCACAGCCACATCAAGTCGTGTTGTGCGTTGTGCATAATCAGTAGCTTGGTATTGTCTAGTGTCCACTGTATGTCTAGTCTGTTAAAACCTGTATCATCTTTTGATTCATTGTGATCTAGTGTCTTAATAGTAAGTGAAGCTTCGGGATCATCAGCATCAAGATAGCCTACCTGTACTAGGTAGTTGTCAGGTTCAAACGGGTCCATGTGTGACTTATCATCACGCTTTGTTGTCGTGTTCTCTACGTCTAGCACTAACCTCATGCTGAGTACACTGATCTTGAACCGTCAAGCACACAAGTAATCTTACCTTGAAAGCCGTTCAGTTTATTCTTTGCTATGTTTAAGTATCTGATTGGATCGTCCTCTTCTCCTTCTGCTTGTTGTGTCTTACCTATTAGTACCATGAGGTCAGCCTCTGCTGCCTTGCCTGTCTTACTACCTTCCATCATAGCCTGGTTCAGGTCAGCCCTGCCCTCTGCTTCTGCTGATAGCTGAGACATCCATATCACAGCACAGTCATACTGCTTGGCTATGTTACGTGCATGGATAGCTGCTGCCTTGAGTGTTATGTCTGATCGTTCTGACCTGATGTCGGCAAACTTGTCACCCATATCTAGGATAAGTATATCAGGACGTTCATACTTTACTACTGACTCAACCCAGTCCATGCCCTTACCTGTGCTGTCCTTGAACTGTATGTTCTCTGACACAGGGTGGTATCTCTTGTTAGCTAGAGCCTTATTGCCTCTGACCTCAGTCATTGTCATGTTAGATGAGGCACTGATGTATCGTGCAGCTACACGTGTGTAAGCTTCCTCGTTACACAGCACTGTAACCTTTGCACCTTGATGAGCAAAGCCACCGTCTGCTGCTACAAGTGAGGCGTGAAAGCTAGTCTTACCAGTATTAGGACGAGCGCCAACCAAGATAAGATGACCGCCACTGATACCCTCCACCCTACGAGCCAGACTGGATATGTTAAACTTCCATTTTGATTCAAGTGCCGTAGCCTCAAGGATAGTATCAAGACTATGATCATCCCACTCGACACGAAGATTTGGAGTAAAGTCATCTTTGTATTCCTCTAATAGTTGACGTAAAGGTTCAAGACTATTCTCTGCACCATTCACAAAGTCAAAGCCAAGGTTAGCTACGAGGTCACCCACATGCTGCTGAAACAACTGCGACAATGTGTCCTCTGCTATCTCACCCTTGATAGGTTCAGCTATCTCAATACGCTTGAACAGATCCTCATAGGCTGTACGTGTAGCGGTGGTCATGCTTGCGTTTACTCTGTTGAATACAGCATGTAGGTCTGACACTGTAAGGTCACCCTCGTATGTTTCCATAGCTGTCTCTAACGCTTGTTTAATCTTGCGTACATCTTTAGTGAAGATCTTATCAGGGCAGCGTATCCCTTTATGCTGATCGTAAAACTCTCTACTTAACAGAGTCTTTACTAATGCTAGTTCCATCATGTCTATTTTCTCCTCGCACAATCTTGTGCATTCCCTCTGGTGTCCTTATAGATGCAGCAATATCAAGTAATTGTTGATATGTCAACATTAACATTTGATAAGATTTTTCAGCTTCCTCATACTGTCGCATATAAACTACACCTTCATCACCTATAATCACTTCTATGTCTTCAAAAATAGCAGACTCATCCATCGTTCTAATAATAGATGCATCATGCTCAAACTCAACGGTAAACATTATTTGCCTTAGCTCTTTCTTTAGCACGTTGACGTTCATCATCATCAAACGATCTAACTATTGGTACAGTTTTATTGTTGTTATCAAAGTCAACTATTATACCAGTGTTCCACTTAGCACACTCTTCCTGTGCATCTTTAAGATTGTCAAACAACTTAGGCTTGGGAAAGTTTTCAAACACTGCACCCTCTGGTACATACATGATGTCACCATCCACGTCAATCACTATTGCTAATCTCATTTACTAACTCCTTTAGTTTCTCTAAGTCTTCATACTCACGATACTTTATATCATCCATCAGATTCATAGCAGTTGTCTTACGCCCTGTCCACAACTCTATCTCTCTGCGATACTCTACTGTCTTGCCGATAGCGTCAGGGTCAAGAGCAATGATTACCTTGTCATACTCACCTATCTTCTCAAAGTGTTTAGGGTTCATTGACGTACCCAGGATAGCCATAGCTGTAACATACGGTAGCTCCTGGGTAGCAACGACAGCAGACACAACGTCCTCAACTATAAGCAGGGTAGAGCCATTACCTATTGTGTAGTAGTCAGCCTCGCCTGTGTAGCGATACCACTTAGGGTTCTGCTTCTTACCTACTGCCCTACCTACAGCATCAACGATCCTGCCCTCATGCTTGATAGGAAAGACTACACGTTCATCTTTTACATCATACATAGTATCACCTAGTGCTATGCCCCAACGTCTTACGTAGCGTTGGTGCTTGGTGTGTGATGCCTTGGGTGTCACCACATACTCAGGTATCTCCATAGTATCTTTCTCCTTCTTTATCTTTGTGTAAGCACGTTTGAACTGTAGATCATTCATGTGCAGAAATATCTCTGCTGCTGTCATACCAGTGTCGTATATACCACCAACCCTACAGCCTAGCTTGAAACAGTTGTACTTTATGTCACCAAATATATTAGCTACAGTAAATGTATTCTTGCCTCGACAGTCAGGTGCAGGGCAATCACATCTGTGACGCTCACCATCCTTGAGGTCAAGCCCATTAATAAACTCTATTATGTTAGTCTTCCTCACGTACACCATCCTTTACTCCTCTCGTTGCCAGTGCCTTGCTTGCACCAGTGTATGTGTTCACCATGTATGGCTTGACTGATGCTGTGTTCTTGTGTCCAGTTACTTGCATGATACCTACTAAGTCAGCACCACCCTCCATCATTTCTGTAACAGCAGTACGTCTTAGATCCATAGCTGTAAGCTCACGTGGTAGGTTAGCTTCATCTAGTAACACGTTGATTAGATTAGATATTTCTTCTTTGTCGTATGGTGTGTAAGCACCTGTTCTAGGCTTTACCCTGGGAGCAACGTACTCTTGAAACCCAAAGTCTTCCTTCTGCTGACGCAGCATCGAACACAAACCCTGAGAGATCGGGAGGTGAATCTCTGCGTTACGTTTGCTTTGTACCATATCAATACGACATTGGTTTAGGTCTAAAC